TCTGCAACATCTTTTGCTTTTTCTTTTAATAAAGAATATTCACCTGTAGTACATAATACATGAGCACCATTACTACCATCAGTAACTATTAACCATGTCCATTGATGTTCTCGCATAAATTTAAGAGCATCAGTAATTGAAAATACACTATTCCATTCGTTATATTCTTTCATATTTGGTTTAACAATATATGCTCCATCATAGGTATCTGCACTTTGTTTTGGATCAACTATTACATATTTTGTTTTTTTTAATAATTTAGATATTGTATCTTTTTTAATAACACCTTTATTATAATCACTAACAATTACTATATCATTTTCATTACAATCAACTGTAACTTCATTAGAATAATCTTCTTCTTTATCTAATCTTAAAACGTGTTTACCACCTTGACCTATTATCCTTGTTTTAGTAGTTGTAATAGAATGATCATAATTTAATTTAGGATGTATTTCTTGATTTAAAAATAATTTTATTAATTTTTTACCTGGATCATCTTGTCCTATTGCTCCATATAATTCACAAGGTACCTTTAAATTTGCAATATTAACTGCAACATTTCCAGCACCTCCTATACTATATTTTTTATTATTCTCTTTTATAACTAATACAGGTCCTTCAGGTGAAACTCTTTCTGCATTTCCTTCTATCCATATATCTAACATAACATCACCAATTATTTTAATCATACTATAAATTTAACCATTTTAAAAACTGTTTCTAATTTTGTTTGATTGGTTTTATTTTGTAATGTTTTTCTTAATCCTTGATGCAAAGGTTTAGGCCATCTACCAAAAGCTACCCAAGAATAACCATCATGTTCTTTATTTAATTTAGGTATAAATTCATCTTTTACTAAACAAAGATATGTATGGTATAAGAAATTTTCATCATTACTAATGAATGTTTCCATAGGAATAGTTTTAACAATTTGTTGATTACCGATTTCTTCTTTAATTTCTCTTTTCAATCCTTCCCAAGGATTTTCGGAAGTTGTTGTTCCTCCAACTAACCCCCAAACGTGACTTTGCTTACTTTGTGTCCTATGTAATAACAAAAATCGCTGAGTATTAAGGGTATAGAAAAGTGCTCCGCAACCAATTATTCTCTGGGTCATGTAAATAATTATCTTAAAGAGTAATAGACCAGGTTCCTTTACGATACTCTCCTTCGAAACTTAATATCCATTGTGTGCCATCCCATTTATATTGGATGCCTGTATTAAGGTTTGTAACGTATGTAGGTGTGAATACTGTTGAATCATCTAAATTATTAGCACTTGCATTAAAAATTACTGTCCAATCTGTTCCATTCCATTCTATAATATCATTAGCTTCTGCTACAAAGTCTGCATTACCAGTACCTTTCCATGCATCTGCACCATCAGTATTACTTACATCACCGATAGGTCCTAATAATAAAAGTCTTTGACCTGCTACTTTTGTAGATGTAGGATTATATGTTACCGGATCAATTATAAAATCTACTGTACCTCTTGCATCTGCATATCCTTGAATATCAGTATCGGTAGGAATAGTATCTGCGTCCCAGTTTACAATTAATTGATTTTCATTTAAACTGTTAATTGCAAATGTTCCACTAATTCTTGTAGAAACATCTAACCTATTAAGATACAATGTGCTTAAACTTGCTTGATATATTCCAGGTAATCTCTCTAGTAATGCATTCCAATTGACATTTCCTACAACACCTCTGTCTACTATTTGAGCTATATTATTCATTACAAGAATATCATATTGTATACCTGTAGTTCCTATAACACTATCAACATCTGCTTTAACAACTTTACTAGTGTCAATAGTACCGTCTGCACTTTTTACAATATCTGCTTTAATATCTTTGCCATAATCATCTTGATAGGCTTGTAATTCAGGCATAGACTGACTAAGGTCAATGTTACCTGTTTTTTCATTGTATATGCTAGTAATAATTTGAGTAATAACTCCTAATTTTTTAACTTTAGTAGGAGGACTAATCCAAATAGGTGTTGTAAAACCTAAAGTAGCTATATCTATTTCGCTTTCTGCTCCCACTGGAATTGTTCTTCCACTAAACTGTACACTTGTTAAATCCACTACACTTAAACTAGTCCAATCAATATAATTGTCTGTAGTTTGGATTTCTAAACTTGGATTGAATAACATTAAAACTTGTTCTAAAATTTGTAATTTTTGTTCAGTATTTGTAGACCATATATCACAATTTACATTTAACGTATAAGGTGTTGGCATTAATCTTTCTACAGTATAATTTGATCCTTGAACATTAAGATATTCTTTATTGGAATCATCATAAGCACGTTCTCGTAAATGAATTTTACTAACATAAGTAGCATCTGCTAATCTGTCTCTAGCCATTTCTAAACCATTAACATAAATTCCCATTCTAGGAGCAGAAGGAATTTTATTTTCTGAATTATCTCTTATGATATGACCAACTTGTCTAGAAATATCACCATACATGACAGGTATTTGTTTTAGATTTCCATCACCATCTTTATAGCTAAAGTTACTCATTAGTCTAATAATTTGAGTGATATATCGTCTTATCTGTCCGTCGTAAAAAAATTGCATTATTTTTTCTCTATTTTAGATTTTTCATTTGTTTTTTTAGTTGCTGGTTCATAAAAAGTTCTAACTTTGCCCATATATTTTCGAGTAACTTTTTTAAGTCCAACGGCTTTTTCTGTGCCTGGTATAGGAATGCCCCATAATTCTCTAATCATCATTAATTGTCTGCCTTAGGTTTAAGTGCTTTAGATAAACTTTGTCTTTCAGTTACAGTTTCTCCACCTATTTGATTAGTTGCTGTATTATTAATAAACGTACCTTTTTGTGTAGCTCTTGTGTCTGTATTAGTTAATGTCATTCTTACACCATCTTCCATTTTAACCCATCTAGTCTTATCAAATCTAAATAATCTATTTGGTAAAAAGTCTGTTCTTAAGAAATAATCACCTTTAATTGCACTTGTTGGAAAAGTAATTCCATGACCAAATACTTCACCATTAGGTGCAATTCCATCACCTACTAAATAACCTTGATATCCTGATCTATCAGGTGTTTGATTAACTCTGTCTGCTAATTCGTTTTGTGTACTAGCATCTAATTCATTTGTATCAGTAGTAACAAGCTCAGTATTACCTTTAGCATCTGTTTGTAATGTGTATAAATGACTAGTTTCATATCCACTTTTTGTAGTATCAGCTTCTGCTTGAGCAACAACAGCCTCATTAATTTGCATTTCTTTTTCATATGTGGATAGTACATCTCTAAGTGTTTGACTTGATCCTTCTTGTGCAGGTAAATCAAGTATGCCTTTAAATTCTTGGCTGTCTACTATTTGTTTTAATTTTACTCTATATAAATGAGGATACCATGATACACTAAATCCTTCTGCCGCCCTGCTTATATCTTCTACTACATAGTATCTTTTTAATGCTAAATTAAAATCATTAAGGGCGTATTCGTCTTTTAAATGAGGTAATTCAAATACATCTCCCGGCATTATTTTTCGTCCTAACGTTTCTACAGAAGTTGATATAGGAATAGTCATAAACAATGTATCATTTTGTAAAAACAAACCAAACTGGCTCATATCAAAATCTATATCTGCTACATTGTATATTCCTCTTAATGTATAAACACTTGAATCGTATTTTCTATCACGATTTTCAAGAAATAACATATCTTGAATGTTAGTTTCTTTTACAGCATTATATCTAGGTTGTGTAGCTGTAGCTTCTTCTTCTTCAGGATTCCTTGGACCTAGGTATTTGTGTACAAATACATCAGTGCCCCCTACAGTAAACATCTCATTAACTGTTCTATCTAAGAAGGCGTAGTCCTGTCCTTTTTCCGGTTTATATAGACTTATTCTTGGCATACGTTATATTTATTCTTAGGCAGGACGTTGATAAATATCTATAGAGAACATATTATGGCAGATTTAGCAACACAAAAACAAGAAATATTCGACTACGTATACAATATGCTGGGCGGTGGCATGGTAGAAGTAGAGCTAGATCCAGCACATTATGAAACAGCTTTACAAGATTCATTTGACAGATTCCGTCAAAGAGCAGATAATTCAGTAGAAGAAAGCTATATGTTTCTTACAACAGTAATAGACCAAAATGCCTACACCTTAGCTAATGAAGTAATAGAAGTAAAAAAAATATATAGACGTTCAATTGGGTCACGAACGGGTGGAGGAGATGGCGGTACATTATTTGAACCATTTAATTTAGCATATACAAACACATATCTTCTCGCTAGTACTAACATGGGAGGTTTAGCAACTTATAATATGTTTGCACAATTCCAAGAACTTGTGGGAAGAATGTTTGGTAGCTTTATTGAATTTAAATGGAACACTACAACTAAAGAATTAACTCTCTTACAACGACCTCGTTCAGACGAAGAATTACTATTATATTGTTACAATTTTCGTCCAGATTCCGAATTAATGAAAGATTACCTAGTCAAAGAATGGCTTAAAAGACATACCCTTGCATTATGCAAAATATCACTAGGCCAAGCAAGAGGCAAGTTTGCCACTATTGCTGGACCACAAGGAGGAGCCGCATTAAACGGTGATTCTTTAAAACAAGAAGGTCAAGCCGAACTTGAAAAACTTGATGAAGAACTAAAAACGCAAGTTGGTGGTGGTCAAGGGTATCATTTCACAATTGGTTAATAATAACATTTGACATTCGCATAAATTTCCGTTATACTTTATAAATGATTATAGGTATTTGCGGTCTCATGGGTAGTGGAAAAGACACCATAGCCGATCATCTTATTCAAGAGCATCAATTTAAAAAAATATCATTCGCAGATAAATTAAAAGAATCTGTTGCTACAATGTTTGATTGGGATAGAACTATGCTTGACGGTCAAACAGATGAAAGTAGACAATGGCGAGAAAAACCAGATGAATATTGGTCTAAAGAAGTAGGCAAATCTATTACTCCAAGATTTGTATTACAAAAATTTGGTACAGAATGTATGCGTGATAATTTTTATGACGGTATATGGGTTAGTATGACTAAAAAGAAAATTTTAGATAATCCTAATACTAACTGGGTTGTTCCTGATGTTAGATTTGAAAATGAAGTTAAAATGATTAAAAGTATCAATGGTCAAGTATGGTGGGTAAAAAGAGGTGAATTACCTACATGGTTTAGAGTTTATCAAGACATAGGTGTAGAACCTAAAGATGTACATCCTAGTGAATGGTCTTGGGCAAAGGCTAATTTTGATAAAGTTTTAGATAATAATTCTACTATGGATAATCTTAAAAATCAGGTACAAGATCACCTTGTTTCCACTTAAATCCTTCTTTATGTAATGTTCTTTGACAGTTGGCGCATACTGTTTTAAGATTTTTAAAGTTACAATTATTCATATGTCCATCAATATGAAACACATTAAATTGTATTGGGTACTCACTTTTATACCCACACTTGTCACATTTACTTTTCATACGATAACCAGCATTATGCCATTTAGGCATACCATGATTGGCTCCACCATATCTAATACAAGCTTCGCATTTACTTCTATAAAAGATTATATCCTTCTTATGATAGTTAATTGCACATGGATACTTGTTACAAACTTTACATAAAGGTCTCATATAGCTTATTTACCTGCCCTTTTCTGGCCCTTTTCATTTAGTAATTATAACCTGTCTTTTATGTAATAAGCATAAATAACGTTAACAAAGGAATTATAAGCAGGAGATTATAAAATGGCATTAGTTTCACCAGGAGTACAAGTAAGCGTAATAGACGAAAGTTTCTATACACCGGCCGAACCAGGCACGGTGCCAATGATATTCGTTGCATCAGCACAAGATAAAACATCAAGTTCAGGAACAGGAACAGCATCAGGCACAACAGCCGCAAATGCTGGTAAAGTTAATCTAATTACTTCTCAAAGAGAGTTAGCAGAAACATTTGGTGATCCTACATTTACTAAAGATGGTAATAATAATCCTATACATGGTGGTGAACTTAATGAATGGGGACTACAAGCGGCTTACTCTTATTTAGGTGTAGCCAACAGAGCTTATGTTGTTAGAGCGGCAGTTGATACTGGAGAATTAAATGCTTCTGCAACAACACCAGCGGCTAACCCTCCATCAGGAACTTATTGGCTAGATACTGCTAATACAGAATGGGGAGTATTTGTTTGGAATGGTAATGCGTCAACTACTACAGGTGGACAAACATTTACAAAACATGATCCAATAGTTATAACTGACAAAACAAATTGCGTAGGAGGTGTTGCAGGTGCAGTACCTAAAACTTCAATAGGAGCAGTTGGTGATTATGCCATTAATGCTACTACTACGTATAACGATTTATATTTTAAAAAGCATGATGGAACTTGGCAAAAAGTTGCTTCTGCAGGATGGAAACAAAGTAATCCTGCTATAATTGGTGCAACATCAAATCCAACTATTACTAATGGTAAGACTATGACTCTTAATGGTAATAATGTTACTGCTTCAGGAACTACTTTAGATGCTTTAGTTACAGAAATAAACACTAATAATCCACACGCAGGTATTAAAGCTAAAAATCTTGATAACAAATTAGCAATTTATTCAGACGGTTCTCAAGCTGGTCCTTTAGATACTAAAGTGACAATTGTAGACGGTACAGGACTAATGGCAGAAGTAGGAATTACTGCTTCAACTGGTGATGGTTATAAAATACCAGCATACAATACTTCTACTCACACTAACGTTCCAGCATTTAAAGGAACTCTAGGTAATGATGGAATGGCGTCAGGCGCTATTTGGCTTAAAACAACTAGTCCAAATTTAGGTGCAAATTGGAAAGTTAAGAAATTTAATGATACTACTAAACTTTGGGAAGACGTAAGTGCTTCATTATACTCTAGCAATGAATCTGCATTATATAGTTTAGATTTATCTGGAGGAGGAGTAAATCTTCCAGTTGGTACATTATACGTTAATACAGTAAATGGTCAAACTGGCGAAGCTGATTTTAAACTTTTCAGACGAGCAAACACAGGTTCAACAACAATTACATCAAGTGCAATAGCAACACAATTAACAGCGGCTACATATGCAGTTACTATAGAAGAATCAATAGTAGGAGCAGAAGCTCTTGCTTCTAAGACTTTTAGTGTAACAACTACTGCGGCAACTACTGATGCTGATGTATTAGCAGGCGAAATTAATAACGCAAGTTTTACAAATGTTAGTGCTAGTGTTGATACACTTAACAGAGTTGTAATAACTCACAATGATGGTGGAGAAATTAAAATTACTGACACAGATGGATTAATAGCTCTAGCAGGAATAACACAAGATTCAACTAACGTAACATATGAACCAGGTATAGATCCAGCTAGTCCTCCTACTCCTAGAGTATATAGAGGATCTAATTGGGGAGCATTAACACATAATTCTTCTTCAACAGCTCCTACTTCACTTGCAACAGATGGACAACTTTGGTATTCATCTATTGTTGACCAAGCAGATATTATGGAACATACAGGTGCTAAATGGGATGGTTATTTAACTGTAAATGCAAACACAGATCCAGCAGGACCACAAGTTTCTGCTACAGCACCAACTACACAATCAGATGCTACAGCTCTTGTAGATAGAGATTTATGGATTGATTCAAGTGATTTAGAAAACTATCCTAAAATTTCTAGATGGAATGCAAGTACATTAAAATGGGTAGCAGTAGATAATTCAGATCAAACAACAGAAGATGGTATTGTATTTGCAGATAGTAGATCAAGTACAGCAGGCGCAGATGAAACAGATGCTACAATTGTTGCTTTACTAACTAGCGATTTTGTAGATACAGATGCACCAGATCCAGCATTATATCCAAAAGGAACTTTACTTTTCAATACACGTAGAAGTGGATTTAATGTTAAGAAATTTGCAAGAAATCATGTAGACACTACAGCTAACAATCTTAGAATGG